CCAAGATTTACAGCTATGATCAAGAGTGATGAGACTTTGTTGCATGGTGAAGGGGTGTTACCTAGATGTATAATAATGAATAAACCGTGCAGGGTGGTTCGATTGGGGCCTCAAGTAGATGCTATACAAAACTACTTCAAGGCTTTTTGGAATTTAGATCACAAATACACGTTTACTAGTGGCATTAGGTCAGAGAAAATCGCCACAGTTATAGCGCAATTTACACACCCAATAGACGTGGATTACGTTGGTTGTGACGCTAGTCATAGTATTGGAATGACCCATTTGCGTCTAGCAGTTTTGGCACAATATTTTGAGGATATGTTAGCTAAAGATGAATATCTCAAGGGTGCCTCGTCAATAATACGCAACCGTTTTCGGGAGTTAGTATGTAGTTTTATCGGAAAACTGCGGTCAGGCGACTTGGACACTACAATAGGAAACGTAATCATGCAGGTTTTAAACTTAACCATAGCCGCCAAATTAGCTAAGGTATCAGTTAGTAGATATTGCTTCACGGGAGATGATGGAGCTATAGACGCAGATGCTAAGTTGGTACCTTTCCTTAAGTGGGTGGCACAGATGCAGGGTATGAGCGTTAAGGTAGCGGTGTGTGACAATTACTCTATGGAATACAACAGCCAAATGCTGATGAAAGTGAAGCCTTTCCATTATGATGGCATGGAGATAACACACGTACTCACACCTAAGATAGCCCGTGGCCTTAAGAGATTCTATGTAAAGATGGATCTTCCATTGAATAAGCAAATGCGCGCTGCAAACTACTGTGAGATGTTTGGCGCACGGAATACCCCTATCCTAAGGGCAGTGCATAAACACTTGCAGAAGGAGTTCGGTATGGTCAAGGATCTCAACGTATCGGAATATTTGCTTAAAATTAATGAAGCTCACAAACCTTACGCCAGCAACATCGTGGATATAGATGAAGCTTATGCAGATGTGATGATGTGGGAGCGCTATGGATTGCCCAGTCCCGTGTGGCGTAGGGTAGAAACAAGTATAGAAAATGGGGATTGGAACGACGAAGTGCAAGCTGTTTGGAATTATGTTTTCATGTATGAGATATCGCCTAAAAACATGCTGGGGTTTAGTGTGCAGCAAGGAAGCGCGCGAAGTGACTGGACATCGCTGACATACCAAATACCTAGAAATTTGCACCCCGAAAACGAACAGTACTTGTAAATAATAAAGGCGGGAGATAGCCTAATTTCCTCAGTCAGTAGATAGACTAACCTTTCCTACGTCAGGAGATAGACGGACCTTTCCTCAACCCGGACCACGGTAAGTGGTAGTCAGGAGATAGACTGCAATTTCCTCCCAGCTGATAGGATTTCCAGCGGAGTGAACCGTGTAAACTCAACTGATGGTCAACAGGAAATGACCCTCTGCAATGGATCACATCCTAGGGACTAGACGACGAAACTAGTTCCGACAAGCACCTGTAAAACTGACACTACCTTCAGG